TCCTCCTCTTACAAGATCCAGCGCTAAAAAAACGATAAGAGAAAGATTTCAGGAAAAATCTGAAGTGAAACAACTTACGGAAGATGAAATTCTTGATGCTGCAAAGAACTTTGTAAAGTCCAGAAAAAAGAAGTGATTTGATCACCTCCATGGATTGTCTTTACATGCCTTGCACGTGTACACATCATTGATTTTTTCTGCACCTTCTATGAAAGTGTAACACTTGTGACAATTTTCTCCCGTTGGTGCAACGATATGTTTTGATATTGACGTATTGATCGTAATGATGACTCCCTCGTCACCGATGTATTTTTGATGAAAATTGTAAACACGTTGATGATTCTTTCCAAGAATGAATGAGTCTTTGATTCGTTCATACTGTGGCACATAACACATGTATTCGGCATCTGGTCCGTCACAATCTAGATCAAATCCGATGACTAGTACTTTAACGTTTCTGAGCGTTTTATCTTTGTATCCGAAGTCTTCTTCAATTTTTAAGACAAGTTCATCACCAACTTTATACTTCATCAATTAAAAATAATCCTTCAGTTAATGTGAGCAATGCATCAGACGTTTCTTTTAGAATATAACACCCATCTGATGATGCACGTTTCGTGTGTTGATAATTATCGTTGAGATGTCAAGCTTTATTACAACATTGATGCCCACACCGTTTGGGTTTTTCGACGCTGATTCACAATTTCAGACCGAAGCTGACAGCATGATCGTTTTTGTGAAACGAAAATTGGGAGATGATGTTTTAAGCGTTGAACTGTCAAAAAAACAGATCTGGTCGTGTTTTGAAGAGGCTGTTTGTGAATACAGCCGTGTGATTCATGAGTTCAAAATTCAATCAGAACTTGTGAACGTATTGGGTTTACCCACAGCAAGCACAGATCTTACTAACGTTTACCCACGTCAATCTCTTGAATATTTGATTCGTCAGGCAGAACCATATGCAACAGAGGCTTTCTTGGGTGGCTCATATGATGCCGAACTAGGTTATGTCAATCTTGTCGCCGGAAAACAAGATTACAATATTTATTCTGACATCAAAAATTCCAGTGGCAGCAATCTATGGTTGTCGATACCATCAGAGTCTCGTGGGAGAATGCGTATTGTAGAACTATTTCATACTGAGCCTCTAGCAGCACAACACTTTTTGTTGAATGCATCGAACATCACAAACTTTTTGGCATCAAACTTCAATTATGAATCATATGTCAATAGCACTGTATTTTATGTGTTGCCTGTTTTTGAGGACGTCCTACGCCGAGGGATGATGGAAACGGCATTTCGTGTTAGACGTTCGAATTACAGTTATGAAATCATAGGTAGTAACCTTCGAATTTATCCGATCCCAAGTCTTGAATCGCAACTCGGTAAGATGTTTATCAAGGTTTTTGCTAAACCAAACAATCCATTGAATCCATCAATTGGAGGTGGAATTGCAGGAGCGACAGATCCTACATTATATGGAATTTCAGGCCCAAGCAACGTACCGTTAAATAATCTCCCATTTGTCACGATAACACAACCAGGCCGACAATGGATCAGGCAATACACATTTGCGTTGGCAAAAGAACTATTGGGATTGGTCAGATCAAAATTTCAAACGATACCGATCCCAAACGCAGACCTGCAATTGAACGGAGAAAAGTTAATTACAGATGGGCGTGAAGACCAAAATCGACTCAGAGATCAGATGAAAGAATGGTTGGCAAAGTTGACCAACCAGGCATTGATGGAACAACAAGCAAACCTTGCTGAATCGATGCAGAAGCAATTAAAATACGTTCCTATGCCTCTTGGGAAGTCGATCGTGATTGGGTGATAATATATTTCAAATGACATTTGATTCGAACAACAGTGCAAATCTGATTTGAAAAGTTACCTACTTATGTTGTCATAATGTCACGTCTTTTTATAACGCCAAGAGAACTTAATTTCATTAGTGATATCACAAAGGAAATGATTAAAGACGTATGTGGGCAATTCGTATACTATTATCCAATCTCTGAGATAAAGACAAAAACGCATAGCATCTATAACGAAGCAATCCAAAAAATATTTGACAATCCGGTAAAGATCGATTGTTTTGTCGATAACAATTTTCAAACTGACACTAAAATAGATGCATTTGGTGTCGATTCAAGTTTCAAGATTGAAGTTTACATTCAACACAGGGATCTCATTGAAAAAGGAATAAACGTTAACATCGGTGATTTTTTTAGTTTCAGTGATGTGTTTTATGAGATTACTGAACGAGTCTTTATGAGAAACATCTATGGCCTTCCTGAACACAAAGACGGCATTAAACTTGTTGGAACGAAGGCTCGTGAAAGCCAGTTCAAGGCAATTACACTTGGACCAACGGACATCAGTAGACCTGAATCAGATGCTGTTCTAAAAGAATTTGAACAACAGCGTGGACAAACTGAAAATTCCGACGGACCGACAGGTGATGTTAGAGATCTTGTCAAAGCCGGTGTTCTTGATCCTCCATTGACCGGACCAAAACAAGTTTCTGAACAAGGGGCAGTTGAGGATAATTCTCATCATGCATCATCGTTCTATGACGAAGATTGAAAATAATGCCAACTCGATATAACAACAAAAGTCAATCTAGGTTTAATGTACCTGGTTTGAGCTCGGGTTATGACAGCATTTCGGCATCGGATCTCACGATTCCGTCTGTTGGTCTAGAAGACGTTGATGTTGCACTGTTTAACTTGTTTGATAAAGAGATTCCATTTCAGGTCGGTGGAAAAGACGTTGATCTTAAAAAGGTTCCTGTACTGTTTGCCGCCGGCGAAAAGTGGGCATTGTTGAAGAATGGCCGCGCATTGCGTGATCGTAATGGATCTTTGATACTTCCATTGATAACAATCATGCGTACATCGATCCAACAGGCGTCAGACAATGACATCACGGGTCGAGGCATCAATCAACAGACGGGTGAAATCATTGTCAAGAGACGTCTAGATAAATCAGATCGTGGGTACCAAAACCTAATCAATAGACTATTGTTGAATAATCAGATGAACCTTGCAGTGGCTCCAACTAATGGTCTAGCGGGTCAAATAACAACAGATAGAAAGTTGGGTGATCTGACAACAGATCCATCCGTGCACGATGGTGCGTTGCTGATTCCAAATAAAAGAAACAACATTTACGAAACAATAGTTTTACCGTCACCACAATTTTATACCGCAACATATGAGTGCACGATGTGGACACAGTACACACAACATATGAATCAGCTCATAGAACAACTTGTGTCATCTTTTTTGCCACAAGGAAATGCGTGGAGACTTGATACGCCAAAGGGATACTGGTTTGTCGCGACAGTTAATGAAAACGAATACAGTGCAGAGAGCAATTTCGATGACATGTCACAGACAGAACGTGTGATCAAGTTAAAATTCACCGTCAGCATTCGTGGTTATATTTTGGCAACACAGGTTCCTGGTGCGCCGGTACCCATCAAACGTTATGTTTCATCTCCAACAATTTCATTTGATATTGGATTACGAGAAAATGAACGAATTGATGTAGATGGTGTTGATGACCCATTCTTGGGAGCCGATGATCCAACACTTCCTCTTGATGACGTCGCAAATAAACGATCAGATCAAAGACAGACGCAATCAACAAGGCTATATCCAAATCCAGATGTTATAACGCCAGAAGATCCTGCGCTTAAAGCTTTGCCCAGGGGAACAGATCTGGCAAAATACAGGCGTATCACAGGAACTGACAACAATGGAAATACTGTTTCAAAATACGTTCGTGTTGTTTCAGTGAATAAATTCACGGGTGAAACTGTATTCGCTGCTGATACTGATTTGGGCGGACTTACGATAGTATTAACTGATTGATCGTCGGTGTGTCTATCTTTCATCTACGCATTGAATACTTATCCCTTGATATTCTACTGCGTAGAGGAGTGCCGTAATGTCCAAAGAACAGACTTTTAGGAGCCCAAATTATTATGAACGTGAAATTGATCTCTCTGCACCACAAACTCGTGGTCCTGTGGGTACACCTGCCGGAGTAATCGGTACGTCAAATAAGGGTCCTGCTTTCGTACCGATCACAGTTGCAAACTTTGATGAATTCACAACTGTATTCGGAAATCTAGACACAAAACAATTTGGTCCTTATGCTGTCAATGAATTTTTGAAACATCGGGATTCATTGACGTATCTTAAGGTTTTAGGTGCAGGTGCAACAAACACTGATGGTGATATTGCTACTGCTCTTGCGACTGGTCGTGTAAAGAATGCGGGCGTTTATCTCGATGGTAATGCCGCTCCTCATGACTCAAACGGCCGTCATAATGGAGCCGTACAGTTTCTTGTTGCTCGCCATTCATTACAGGCGAATGAAGCATTCGGCATGCCGATGTTTACAGACAATGCGTCGTTCTCAGGCGGATTTGCGAATCTTGTCCGCGGCGTAGTTTTGCTCGCCTCCGGTGCAAGAATGATGGTTCTCGATGGCAATGAATCTGCAGTTGGAGCCTTCACGGCATCAACGCCTGACGATATTGCAACACCAACAGGTGGTAAGTTCAAGCTTGTCATTTCGTCTACGCTTGGAAATGGATTTGTTAACACAGATAACAACCCAGGTGTAAAGATTTTTACAGCTTCGCTTGATCCAACGTCTGCAGACTATTTCGGAAAGATTCTAAACACAGATCCTGAACAGTTTGTACAGAATCAACACGTTCTATATGCTGATTTTGCAGTCGATGATGAGATTGCAACTCCTGTGTCTGTCGCAGTGTTGTCTGGATCCACCGCAACGTCTAATACGTCAGGTGATTCCTCGCTGGCAATGCGAAAAGCATATGGTGCATATGACACGCGTTATACAACACCAAAGACAACGATGTTCATCTCTCAACCTTTTGGAACGTCAGAGTATGATCTGTTTTCTTTTGAGGCCCTTGATGATGGAGAATTTGCAAACAAGCTTTACAAGATCTCCGTTATAAACCTCAAGGCTTCCCTTGATGATGCAAATCCATTCGGTACATTCACAATTCAGGTCAGAGATTGGAATGATACAGACCAGAATCCAATTGTTCTTGAATCATTTAATAACTGTTCTTTGAATCCGAACGCTGACAATTATGTTGCCAAATTAATCGGTGATCGTAAGGTATTTTACAACTTTGATACTACGATTTCTTCTGAACGTCGTGTGGTTGCAACAGGAAAATATCAGAACATTTCAAAGCGTGTGAGAATCTATGTATCAGACGCCGTTGATCGTGGTTTGATCCCTGAAAAATCACTTCCATTTGGTTTCAGGGGTGTAGAAGTTTTAAAGACGAATGACTCACTAACTGATACTGCGTCTAGCTTGAATGCCGCACGTATTGTCGGTGTGTTGGGTGTAAGTTCCGGTTCCTCATTGTCAGGTTCAATAGTTCCTCCAATCCCGTTTAGGTTCAAGATAACACGTGGTGATGTGCCGACGTCATCAACATTCGAAGGTTATCCAGGTGCAACTGAAACAGTGAGTTCTCAGCTTTGCTGGGGAATCAAGTTTGAGCGCAACAACCTTCCTCTCAATTCAAACCTGTCATCTGAAAAGAATGCATTGCTTGAATCGTATACAAAGTTTGTTGGCATCAAGAAGCTCGATGTTCTTGTGACTGGTTCGGGTGCAGACAGATTGAACAATAACAAGTTCACGCTTGCCAAGGTTGCATTTTCAAATACAAATATCAGTCATCTGACTGGGACTGTGACTGATCACATGCGTGAGGCTGCATATATTCGTAATGCAAATCTAGATCTTTCAAACTACTCAGTGCCAAGTGCAATTGGTAATCGCATCACTTTGGCAACATTGTTGGCACAGGACACAGCGCCAAACTTCAACAAGTTTTCACCATATGCGAAATTCACAAACATGATGTATGGTGGATATGACGGCGTCAATTTCTTGGACAGAGATGCCAAGAGAATTGACGATAAGTCAACGTCATTTGACGCAGGTGGAGGAGCAGAGGTGAACTACACCGCTCCAGGATTGTTGATCAATCCAAACGGTACGGGACAGAGCAATAGCAACGTGTTTTCTTACACAACTGCTATCGATATTATGACTGATCCTATGACTGTCAACACAAACATTCTGTGCATCCCAGGCATTCGTGAATCATTCATCAGTGATTATGCAATGAAGAAGGTCCGTGATTACGGCCTTGCATACTATGTGATGGACATTCCATCATATGATTACACGGCGCTCAGACTGTACGATGATTCAGTCGGACGTCCTGATATTAGTAAGACGGCCTCAGCCGTAGATGCTCGTGGTCTAGACAACAATTACGTTGGTACGTACTTTCCAAACGTCTTTATCGATGATACAAAAAACCGCCGTCGTATAAAGGTGCCTGCTTCAGTCGCTGCAATGGGTGCCCTCGCGTTCAACGACAGGGTTGCGTATCCTTGGTTTGCTCCTGCAGGTTTCAACAGGGCATCTCTTGACTTCGTAACAAACGTTGAAGTTCGATTGAACGTCAACGATCGTGATACACTTTATGATTCACGCATCAATCCAATTGCAACATTCCCACGTTTGGGATTTGTCATCTATGGACAGAAGACAATGCAAGTTGCAAAATCTGCCCTTGACAGGGTGAACGTACGAAGATTGTTGCTTGAGGTAAAGAGAATCATTATCGGAATCGCAAACAACATGGTGTTTGAGCAGAATACTGCGGCCGTTAGAAACAAGTTTGTTGCCGACAGCGTTCTTCAGTTGGGCCTGATTCAGGCACAAGCAGGCGTTGAGGCATTCCAGGTGATCTGTAACGAGACAAACAATTCTCAAGAAGACATCGATCTGAATAAGGTTAACGGTCGAATTGTTGTTGTACCGACGAGAGT